AGTACGGTATCAATGAGGCGATTATGATTAAGAACTTTCAGTATTGGATACGCAAAAACAAATCCAATAATCTTAATTATAACGATGGTAGAACTTGGACATATAACTCTGTTGAGGCTTTTACATTACTATTTCCTTTTTGGAGTTACAACCAAACAAAGAGAATATTATCATCTCTAATCCAGCAGGAGGTTCTTGTTACCGGTAACTATAATAAAGCAAAGTACGATAGAACAAAATGGTACGCATTCGTAGATGAACAAACATTTGTCGATTCTGCACAATGCAATGTTACAAAAGCAAAAAAGCAATCGGTAAAACGCAACAATGCAAAGGATGATATTGCACAACCTATACCAAATATAAACACAGATAGTAAACACAATTCATTATATACTAATATGATTGCCATCTATGATGGCTTTTGTTTAAATGAATTTGATGCACCGAGTAATATAAATGGTCAAGAAGGTAAAGCAATGAAACAGATAATAAAATATCTTAAATCTGTTTGCAAGGCAAAAGGCGATGATTCAGATAGTGCGATCCAAAATGCATTTAAGTATATTTTAAATAATTGGAATCAATTAGAACCTTTTTACCAAAAGCAGATAAAACTATCTCAGATTAATAGCAACATAACAAACATCATAAACAACCTTAAAAATGGCAAAACAAAATCAAATCGCAGTAGTATCGCAAGAGAGATACTTGCAAAATATCAATAATCCAATCGGCCAGGAATTTCGATTAGATGTTCTAAAGATGTCTAAAACAGATTTAGTATCATTTGTATTAGAAAGTAAACCAACATCTATATTCAAACACTATAAAGAAAACGAAGAAAAGACTGCTGATATAATTATGCTGATGCTGATACAATTTCAAGATTTTTATAATTGTAAAAGCAAGATGGACAAAGTGCAATTATTAGAAACTGCACATATCATAATCCAGCAGTTTAAACATTTCAACTACTACGATATTGGTTTGGCATTAAAAGAGGCTAAACTAAAACAAAAGATATACGATAGAATCGATGGTGGTATGATATTAGAATTTCTTACTTATCACGATATAGATAGAACCGGTTTAATAGTAACGGAAAGAGAAAAACAAAAGGCTCAACAAAATGCAGAATGGAGTGCCTTATCAGAAAGAAGTAGTGTACAAAGATTAAAAGACTATTTAAGATGATAAAGGTAGGAACAGATTTTAGTGGCATTGGATCACCGGAATCAGCATTGAAAAGATTAGGTATACCTCACGATTTAATATTTGCTTGTGATATAGATAAGTATGCTCGTAAAAGTTATAATGCAATACATCCGAATGCAGATATAATTTATGAAGATATTACAACAAGAGATTTTGATGAAGTACCACAATTAGATTTATATATTGCTGGATTTCCCTGCCAGGCATTCTCTATCGCAGGTAAAGGTGAAGGATTTAATGATGTGAGAGGTACATTGTTCTTTAATGTAGCTGATTTTATAGAACACAATCAACCGGAATGTTTTATACTTGAGAATGTTAAAGGTTTGTTATCTCACGATAAAGGCAAAACATTCCAAACTATAATTGATTTACTATCTAATAGTGGAGGTACGGTAAACGGACAATTAAGTTTTGATACTTATAATGATGGATTAGGTTATCATATTTATTACAAAGTATTAAACACAAAAGATTATGGAATACCTCAAAACAGAGAAAGAGTTTTTATTATAGGTTTTAGAGATTACAGAGTATTTAGATTTCCAAAAGCAATTCCTTTAGAGCTCAGATTAAAAGATATATTACAAGATAATCCGGATAGTAAATACCTAATTAATAAACATAGTTTTAACTACCTTAAAGGAAGGCAGAAATGGAATAAGTTTAAAACTATTGATAGTGATTCAGAATTAGTTGATTGTATTACTGCAAGGTGTAATAAACTATCTAATGATAACAATTTTGTAGAGGTAGATGAAAAGCATTATTTAAGTGATAAGGCAATTAAATCTATAATTGAAAACACTAATAATTTACAGAAATCAAATGTGAATCCATTAATAGCATCTACATTACAAAGTCCAGGTAATGCTTGTGGTATATATAAAGGTGCAACATATATTAAGGGTAATACTCAAGCAATAGAAGTTGTACAATTAAACGAATCAAAAGAGAGTGGAGGTAAACAACCATATCAACAGAATCGATTTTATGATGTTGAAGGCTTAACTCCTGCACTTGTTTCTAATTTAGGTGGTGAAAGAAGTCATAATATAAACACTAAAAGAATAAGAAGATTAACTCCATTAGAATGCTGGAGATTGCAAGGTTTTACAGATGAAGAGTTTTACAGAGCAGAGGCAGAAGTTTCTGATACACAATTATACAAACAAGCAGGTAATTCAATAACGGTAAATGTGATTGCCGAAATACTTAAAAAGATTTATTTATGATAAAAGTAAACTCTATAAGTGGTGGCAAAACATCTGCATATATTTATGCTAATTATCCTGCTGATTACGATGTATTTAGTTTAGTTAGAACTAATAAATCATCTTGTAAATTTAACGATCCAGGAATAAGGAAAATAGTATCTGATAAAATAGGATGCGAATTTATCGGCACTTTAGAAATGGATAATATTATTTACACGATGTTAGATTTAGAGCAGATGGTTGGCAGAAAGATTACTTGGCTAACCGGTAAAACATTTGAAGAAATAATATTACGGAAAAATGGAAAAGTTTATTTACCAAATAAAACACAAAGATTTTGCACTACTGAAATGAAAATGAAACCTATTATGGAATGGTGGTATAATGAGGTTAGAGAATTGTGCGAGATGAGAATAGGTTTTAGAGCCAATGAAATGCGTAGAAGTAAATCGATGATGAAAAGATTAAAGGATGGCATCCAGCACGATAAATTCATAGTAGGTAAAAAGAATGATAGAAATGTATGGAAAGAGTTTGGATGGAGAGTGCCATCGTTTCCTTTAATAACTGATAACATATATAAAGATACTATTGAGAATTATTGGCAAAATAAAGATGTAAGATTTGCAGAATTAAATAATTGTGTAGGATGTTTTCATAGAAATGATATACTATTAAATAAGTTATGGAATAGTGAACACGAAAACAAAATGCAATTCTTTAGTGATTTAGAAAAAAATAACACAACATTCAAAACCGGAACTACATATAAACAAATAAAAAAACACAAGCCTCAACACGAATTATCATTTGATGATTTTTCAGAATGTGATAGTGGTTATTGTGGATTATAAAAAAAATTAATTATGAGCAAAATAATATTAAACAGAGGTGAATCAAATTGTTGTAACGCATCAGTATATGAAAACACAGATAGATGCACAGAGTGTAATGAAAATTGTGAAGTTATAGAATATGAAGATAACTAACGAAGATAATATGCAAATGATGGCCAGGTACGATGACAATCATTTCGATTTGGCTATTGTCGATCCTCCATATGGTATTGATTGGATGAGTCAAGTTAAAAATCCTAATAAAGGTAAAAATTGGAAACAATATGATAATAAAGAATGGGATAAAACTACTCCTAATAAAGAATATTTTAATGAATTATTTAGAGTTTCTAAAAATCAAATCATTTGGGGAGGGAACTATATGATTGAACATTTATACTCAACTCCTTGTTTAATTATATGGGATAAGATGCAAGAGTTTAGTGGTGCAGTATTTGAAACTGCTTGGTCTTCTTTTACATCACCATCAAAGGCATTTAGAATGTCAAGAGCTTCAGCCTATTGCAATCAAAATAAAATACACCCAACTCAAAAGCCTGTTAAGTTGTATGAGTGGCTGTTAATTAAATACGCAAAAGAAGGCGATAAAATTTTAGATACACATTTAGGAAGTGGAAGTATTGCAATAGCTTGTCATAATCTCGGATTTGATTTAACTGCTTGTGAGCTCGATAAAGACTATTATGATTCTGCAATGAAAAGAATAAAACAACATCAATCACAACTTAGATTATTGTGAGAAAACACACTAAAATATATCTAAAGTTTTTTAACTATATTGCAGATGATTTTATACCTTGTGAAGTTTGTTCCAGCAGAGCAGTAGATATTCATCATATTGATGCGAGAGGTATGGGAGGTTCAAACAAGGATGATATTAATAATCTGATGGCAGTTTGTAGAACTTGCCACATTAAATATGGCGATAAGAAGAAATACAAAGAGTGGTTACAACAAATCCACAATGACAAAATCAAAGAACAAGCAACCGGAATATGAATTGCAAAAGGCAATTTGTTATTACTTAGATATTAAATACAATAAAGTATTCTATAATGGATCGGCAGGAGGTATGAGAACTTATCTATCTGTTGCTAAAAGAATGAAGGCTACCGGTTATAAATCCGGATTTCCGGATATATTTATCTATGAGGCCAGGAATGGATATAATGGATTGGCAATAGAATTAAAGGTCAAAGGTAACTAT